CTAAGTGGTTAGTCTGAAAAGACTACCAGGCCTCCTCACCCGCGGCTCTGTAATAAAGCGCAGCTAAGGTTAGACAGGCGACACACTCTCATAGAGTGCTGTCGTCTGTGCCGAAAATCGAACTCTCTGAGTGAGCTTTTCGGTAAGAACTTGATTCCGATAATTTCGGAACCCGGTTCTTGTTCAGATTCGGATAATAGAATTCCGTATATTCCGGTCTGAATTTGGTTCTGGTCAGAGTGATTAACTCTGTCCGTAACCCATTACGCCTACCAACGAAGTTTGTACTTCGTTTGTAGACAGATGCTCTCACTTCTTCAAGCTTGGATAAGTGAGCCGCAACAGATCCAGTGTCCACGTAATACGCGACCACTGCTCTCTTTTCCCCCTGCTTCGTTCGAGTAAAGGGAAAATATCGCAAATGGACGGAGTCTTCCGTCTTATTGTGATCGATACCGTACGTCTTGCAAATCTGCAAGTACGCCACGGGATGCAGTCTCTCAACGCAAACGTTTGCGCTGTGAGCTACCTTATTGCATAGCTTCCTGTCAGTCGTGACAAGGGCTATAGCAGACGTTTCGGGCCAATTGTGGTCCTGCGCGTCTTTTGTGGCGCGGCCGACGATTAACGTATCGTCTGCCACCCATTCTCTATTGTTATAGTATAGCGCTAAAACAGTAGATCTGTCTAAGGGTTGCGTATTTTTCGTAATCCTTAGATTTTCCAAGGTCAGGGCCAAATTTGAGGCCCATTCTACTTGGGACTTTCCAATCTCGTATAAACCGATTTTGGAAGTCGTCGTTACCATCTGGACATTCCCTGACGGCAAACGGCTTGTCAAAGTAATACCTCCTATTTTGAGGCATTCTTCGCATGATATCTCTGATCTCAGGTATATGTCCTGAGAATGAGATATGTCTGAAAGGTTCCAAACGGTCCCTTTACAGCCATCTGAGATGAATTTAGCATGTACCATGGTAAACTCTCTCTGACCCGTATAGACGACGCTCCAGCCGTCTTTTACGAGCTCATCTATATCCTCAGGAACTGCTTTCCTTTGGATTAGATTCTGGAATGCAGTGAGGGCCGACAAGGCACCATCATAGCATTTCCTCCTAGCAAAGGCTTCGATTTTATCGACCTTTTCTAGGCTAACCTTTGGCGTTAAGCCAAAGATAACGAGGTTATAACGCCGTGAGCGTTCGAACTCCGTTTCTGCATTCTTGCGAGGCAATATTGCCTTCGCTCGAACCAGACGTGCCTCTACGGCACTTGCTCCTGTACCAGGCCCTAAGGCCTTGTACAGTGGCTCCGGCATATGTAAATCTTTTACATGGGCCGGTAAGGCTATCTTATGCTCGTATGTAGCATGAAGATATTCCTGCTTAAGTCTCAGCATTGAGCAGAGCTTAAGCTCTTCTGGGTTCCCTGAAAATTCCAAGGATTCCAGACAAGATTGGGCCTCCGCACATGCGGAACCCAATATTCTTTCGCAGGTCCCATTTTTATAGGACTTTACGTAAAGATAGACATTCTCCTTCATATCAAATAAAGGAGGGTGCCCTATCCCGCCCATTTGTACAGGTATGTACTTTGGGTCGGGTGCTTTTGCTGTTTGCAAAAGACTGTCCTGGAAAAGATTGCCAATTTGCATCTTCGCCTGGACCTCCGGTCTAGATTTCATTCTAGTCCGGAGAAACATCGCTTTCCCTAACACCGTTGAGGGATGCGCTGTCTTCTCTCCTTTTTGTACATTGAGTATAACTCGGAGAGCTTGGTCGTCAATGAATTCGAGATCTGCGAATTCTTGGCCGCTTTTCCGCGCATGGTTGAATGATCCAACCTGTGAACGCGGAATCAAAGTGGTAACCTCTGCGAGGTTATACCACTTCGAGCTGATGAAGGTATCCTCTTGGGATGTCTTCATCATCATGACTTTCTCTTGTACAACGTGTACAAGTGCTAAGTCGACGGTAGAACGGCTGACAGTAACTCTGTCGTCGCCTACTTCCATCCCAAAACAAGGTCCTATTGGATCTATTATGGGAACTCCAGAACGTACGCAATTATTGCGCGCGTCATGGAGGTAATCCATGAGGGCCTCTCTAAGGTCCTCAGGATCACTGTCGTCCTGCCTTACGTTATCGGGCTCGGACAACAGCCAACTATCGTCGATCCTATAAGGACCGGCTTCGTTGGAACTGTTGAGAAGAAAGAATTCTTCCCAACGGACTGCATCGTACTGTGTTTCCACAGTTTCTGTCTG